CTCCCAAGTAACCTGTTTTATTAACTAGTGAGTTCCTACTCTCACCTCAAAGAATCTCTGATATGAATCCGGCCATCGTTGGAAAAGGAATACTTCCCGATTCCACTAACGACGTTGGGTAAACATAATGATTCCAATAATGAATCCACGAACGGGGCACCAATAGTTCAATGCCGGGAATATCTAGATGTGTTAAATCAGACTTTTCGTCTAGATATTTTTCAATTAGAATCTGCATTTCAACGGAAATTCCATATTTGCTCGCTACAAGCATCCGTGTTTTAATGCCGACAGGCTTAAATTGAACTTCATCATTGACCACCATGATCAAATGCCTTCTCTGGTAGACATCCGCTACCAACTTCTTCTCGACAAAAGTTTTCATTTCATCGTTTCTCAGATTTTTGGTCATTCTCAAACCATAATGAGCTAGAGACTGGATGATTGGACACCCAGGATACTGCCAGGCATAGGACAACGCTTTACAACGTAGGAGTTCCAATTTCCTACGAGGACGACATTTAGCATAACGATTGGTTGTCCACCCAAATGAACAGAGAACTTTTGCGGGATCCGTGACGTTAATACATTCGTCAGGATGAAAGATAATCCCACAAAAACTCGCCGAACACAAATCGCTATGCTCCTCCAGTTTAATAGTAAAACCTAGTGAGGCAAAATCACTGGAAGTTGGAAGTAGTCCTAATATCCGAAATAGGCCGTCATCGCCTTCAACTACACCAACCACTTTAGATCCCAATTCTTCACACAAAAACATCATAACCATCAGATTAGTAAATCCATTCCCTAGGGATGTGCACATTTCACCAGACATTCTTGTGGAATCTAATTCCATCCAAAAATTCTTGAAATCGCAATGATTCATCCCCATCAATGTAGATCGCATTTCTTCCAACCAATCTGGCCCATCGGGCAAAACAGAGGTCATGTATGAATAGAGCTCGAATTCACAAGAGTCCATGATTTCCTTAACAAATGACGCCTCAAATGTAGTATAATCAGTGGCCACATATTTTCCTGTGAACCTATAAAGCATTTCTTTGATATAAGCTGGCCTATCCTTAACTGGGACATGCTTTATGAACTGTGGTAATTTATATACTTCCTCCTCAATGAGTTTAAATATTGGTCCTGCCCTACATTTGAACTCATCAGACCTAGAGTAAATTCCTCTAACATGTTTATAATCTGGATAAGACTCATCCTTCATAAAACATTTACATTTTCGGTGTTTGGGCCGAATTTTACCCTGTATACGATTCCATTTTTCCAACAGCTCCACTCTTCTATGTTGTGGATAATCGGTCTTCTGTAACCAAGCTTCAACGGAGGTGTCGGCATCAGAACGCAAGGGTTTAAGATGCGTCCCAACAAAGTTTCGAACAAACAAACGAAACTTAGCAAGCCTATTAGAATCAAACTGGGGAGTCTTGCTTCCGGCACGTTTAGCCACACCCGCTTTCATCGTCATTGGATCCTGCGGGTCCCCATGGGGCATGGTCGCCCCAGCAACATGACAACCTAAACTTGAAAGTACAACAGGTCTAGATTTAATATCAACAGGTCGGGTCT